GGCTACACCTCATCTGATATTCTCGGCTTGCAGGTGGATTTTGTGAACAATCGCTTTACCCGTCTCGCCGGAGCTGAGGAGCGGGAAGCAGGCTCGGATTTCGACGCCTTCCCGATGTTCGGAGGACGGCGCCGCTGCTGCGTCGCGAACGACGGCACGATCAACGCCTACTACGGCGAGCAGGGCTACGCCGAGGACGGCACAAACGGTCAGGTCATGGTGTATCAGCCGAAATTCTACTACCGCATGGTGCCGCTCAAGCTCGAAAAGCAGGCTTCCGGACTCGGTTATCATATCCGCAAGGCGAATTACTACGTCACCGCGAATCCGCATCCCGGCTTCAAGCTCCATCCGCTCTTTTACGACGCGAACGGCAATGAGGTCGACTATGTGCTCCTCTCGGCGTATGAGGGCAGCATGTACGACGTCTCGGCTTCGGCTTATGTAAACGATAACATTGACACTTCTGTTTCCTACGGCACAGGCGATCTTCTGTGTTCCGTTGCCGGAAAGAAGCCGATCAGCGGAAGACAGAGCAATATCAGTTCCCGACCACAGCTTGAAACGATGGCAAACAATCTTGGCTCGGGGTGGCATCTGAACACTGTCAAGGCTGAAAGCGCAAATCAGCTTTTGATGATGATCGAGCTCGGAACCCTGAACACACAGACTGCTATCGGTCAGGGCATTACTACCTGTCCAAATAACGGTTCATATAACTGTTCGTCATACACCGGTGCAACAGCTTCCCTCGGTAACGCAACAGGTATGGCAACAGAAACTGTATATGAAGCAGGAGGAACGGAAACCACCTACACCGTCAATGGCAAACTGTCAGTCAGCTACAGAGGTGTTGAAAATCCTTGGGGCAACATTTGGAAGGCCACCAATGGAATCAATATTTGGGGCGATGGTAATATGTATGGCGGTCAGGTTTTCATCTGTGATGACTTCGCCTACAGTGAAAACAAGAAAAACGAAAACTATAAATCAGCAGGATTTACCATTCCCAACGGCACCGGTTATATATCCGCTTTTGGTTATGGTTCCGAGGATTATGACTGGATTCTGATGCCTTCCGAAAACACCGGAAGCAGTGCGCTTCCCGTTGGGGATAAATGCACAAATGCATCTGACGTGGTCACCTATTATGTTGCCCGCATTGGCGGTGATTGGTCCGGTGGTGACGCAGATGGTGGATTCTGTTGGCAGTGTCTTCACGGTAATGGTTATCAGACTCAACGCTTCGGCGGACGTCTGCTGTATGTGCCGACGGCGTAAGGAGGAATAAGAATGCATGAACACGGAACGGTAAAAAGCGCGGTCAAGCCCGATACGGTGAAGATCGACGAGTATTCCGTCTGGGTCGCGGAGGATACCGACACCCAGCTCGCCCTCTGCGACGTTTATGAAATGATGGGAGGTTAAGCCATGGCTAAGGTTTACGCAGACCTCATAAGAAAGGGGCTCAAAACCATCGATCAGGTGCCCGAGCGCCTGAGAGAAGAAGTGCGGAGGCTTTTGGAGGAATGATTTTTTTGTTCCGTCTCCTGTTCGGAAAGGAGGTGTTTCAAATGGCTGTTGTTTACGCGACCCTTATCATCAAGGGCAAGAAAACCATCGGCGACGTTCCCGCGAGGATCAGGGAACAGGTCAAGCAGATCCTGATCGACCTCGACTGCGCCGAGCTTATCGAGGATTAAAGCACATACCAAGCACATATTGAAAGAGACGTGATACCCTTGTCCGAAACGATCATCGTCGCCCTGCTGAGCCTTCTGGGCTCGCTGGGCGGCACACTCGGCGGCATCGCCATCAACTCAAAGCTCAGCAATTACCGCATCGAACAGCTCGAAAAGAAGGTCGATAAGCACAACAACCTGATCGAGCGGATGTATCATGTGGAGCAGGCGGTGACCGTTCTCGATGAAAAAATAAGGGTCGCCAATCACAGGATTGACGACCTCGAGGAAAGAAAGGATGACTGAGATGAAAGACAAAACCAAACGCTGGCTCAAAGCCGCGGGCATCCGTGCCCTCAAAACCGTAGCGCAGACCGCGATCGCGACGATCGGCACCACAGCCCTGTTCACACAGGTTGACTGGGCAGTGGTCGGCTCCGCGTCTCTCCTCGCGGGCTGCCTGTCCGTTCTGACCTCACTCGCGGGACTTCCCGAGGTGAAGGAATGAGCATGATCGACGCTATCCACGAGGAGATCGTCAAGGCGATCGCATACGGCAAGACGCGTGACGAGATCAAGGCGGCTATGCCCACCGTGAGCGATACCGAGATCGACCGCGTGACCGATTCCGAGGTTGCCGAAAAGCGCGCGTATCTCACAGAAATGGGGTATATCCGTGGCGATTAACTGCATCGACATCTCCACCTGGAACAGCAATGTCAACTACCGCGCGGTGAGGAGTGACGGAATCTCCGCCGCGATCCTCCGCGCGGGCTTCGGCCGCGAGGTCTCCCAGATCGACAGCCAATTTGAGAATCATTACAAGGGCTGCCGCGACGCGGGTATCAAGATCGGCATCTACTGGTACAGCTACGCAGACAGCGTTTCCGACGCCGAGACCGAGGCTAGAGCCTGTCTTGCCATTCTGAACGGGCGGCACATCGACCTGCCCGTCTACTTTGACATGGAGGAAGCCTGGCAGACCTCTCTCGGAATGCAAACGCTCACCGCCATGGCTGAGCGGTTCTGCGAAACCATCAAGCAGGGCGGCTACAAGGCGGGCGTGTATTCCAATCTGAATTGGTTTTACAATTACCTCGATTACGACCGCCTGAGATCAAAATACTCGATCTGGCTCGCCCAGTGGTCAAGCTCCTACTCGCTTGCCTGCGATATCTGGCAGAACAGCGAGACCGGTGATATCAACGGCATCAACGGCAACTGCGACACCAATGTCATTTTGAATTGGGATATCATAGGGGAGAGCGCTTTTGAGAAAAACGGCGTCACCGCACAGGATGCTGTGAATATGGCGTATTCTCTGATCAATACCGATGTGAACCCGCGGAAATGCGACGTCATGGAGTGGTACGGCGGCTTTGACGACGATCTCGACGAGGAAGCCTGCTGCTGTGCCGGTATGATGTACCTGTTCAACAAGCTTGGCGCTCTCGATCTGATACCCGGCGGCAAGACCGCTAACTGCGGCACTCTCGCTAAGAATTTCTATGACGCCGGGCAGCTGCACAAGCCCGATGAAGCGCGCGTCGGCGATCTCGCGATCTTCTCGTGGGACGGCAATGCAACCTCCGTCAAGCCGCTTGACAGCTTGGGCTATATGACCTTGCAGCACGTCGAGCTGATCACCGCCGTGAACGGCTCTGAGATCGTCTCTGTCGGCGTGAACAACGGCGGCGAAGAATGTGACGACTGGCAGGAAAAGACGCATGAGAGGCGCTTCCTGTCCGCCTGTTGCCGTCCCGATTACGACGGCTCAGGTGAAAGTGCTCCCGTCGAGCCTGAGAACGACAGCGAGGTCAAGGCGGTGCAAAGCTGGCTCAACAACACCTTCAACTACTCGATCGCGGTTGACGGCATCTACGGGAACGAGACCAACCGCACGCTCGTCAGGGCGCTGCAAGCCACGCTCAATTCGATGTTCAACAGCAGGCTGAGCGTCGACGGCATTTTCGGACCGCTCACCAAGCGCGCCGTCCGCAACCTCGAGCGCGGAGATTACGGCGATTACGTCCGCGTCTTGCAGGGTTTCCTGATCTGCCGCGGCTACGATACCGGCGGCTTCGACGGCATCTTCGGCTCCCGCACCGAAAGCGCCGTCAGAACCTTCCAGACCGTCAAGAATCTGTATGTCGACGGCATAGCCGGAAGGAATACGTTTGAAAAACTGGCAAACAGCTGAGTTGATTGTATCACAATTATCTTTACAGTTGGTCATGTTTTCCTGACTGTTCGTCATGTGGAGATGATTTTGGTGTTCAAGTAAAACTATACTTTACATTTTTGCCGGCAATAATCATAACTATACTTTGCTTTTTCGTTACCAACAAAACGCCCCGAGCCGCTGCGGTTCGGGGTGGATTTTTTTGTGTGAATAATGTAAGTTTACACATCGAAAACACAGAAAATACACACGTGATGGGATTTGTCCGATTAATAAGCCAAAACAATAAAGTTCGAATCTTGTCACCTCGACCACAGCCTTGCTTTTCGGCAGGGCTTTTATTTTTGCGAAAAACAAGCCAAAAGCCGCATAAATACTGGATTATTTGACATTTTGACTTGTCGCGGCGAGTGGCGTAAAACGGCGCGGTTCGGCACGGTTCGGCGTGCAGACTGACACAGTAAAATACACAGTAAAGCAGCGCGGAGAATGACCTCCGGGCTTTGCTTATTGCAGATAGCTGTTGATTTGTTTTGCAACTTTATTTCGGCGGCGGTTGGAGACCTCGGTGTAAATGTTCTGCGTCACGCTCACATCTGCGTGACCAAGAAGCTCCTGCGCGTCCTTTACGTCAACATCTGCCTCATGAAGCAGCGTCGCGTAGCCGTGCCGGAGCTGATGGGCGGTCAGATCAATGCCTGTTTCCTCACGCCAATGCTTCCATGCTTTGTCGAAAAAGTCTTTTTTCATCAACTCGCCTTTACAGCGGCAGAAAAGCAAATCACTTCTTTTCCCGTTCGGGAGAAGCCCGATCAGATAATCCGGGATAATGATCTTTCGGATTCCCGCAGCGGTTTTAGGCTGCTTCAAATGCGGCTCATTGCTTTTGTAATAGACCGATTTCGTGATTTGCAAGACCTTTGCGTCCGTGTCAACGTCCGAGTATGTAAGCGCGAGAGCCTCACCCTTGCGGCAGCCTGTATACAGCAGGAACACCGCTAATTTGCCCACAGGGAAGTCTTTGTAAGTCACATCGATACTTTTCTTTATCTGCTCGATCTCGTCGCTTGTGGGCGCTCTGCGCTTTGTAGAGCCGTGCCCTTTTGGAACGGTGATATAACTGCAGGGGTTCTCGCTGAGGATATCCTCGACAACCGCATACTTGAAAATCATGTTAAGGATCGTGAGACGGTTGGAACAGGTTTTGCGCGCGTAGGATTTCGGCAGCTGCGCCATATATTTCTTGATGTCCTTATGTGTGATGTCCTTTATATAATCGTCTTTGAAATACTCCTTGATCTCCTCGAACGGGAACGAATAGCACTGATCCCAAGAGGTAGGGGACAGGCTGTCGATATGCTCGTCCCTCCAGCGTTCGGCGATCTCGGGGAACTTTTCACCGCGTTCTTTGATGCCCGCCTGTTTAGCGTCATACTCGCGGATTTTCTTGTAGACGTCAGCTTCCTTCTTCGCCCGGAAGGCGACGCGCTTGCCGTCGATCGTCATGACCTTTTCGTACAGTCCGTCAGGTCGGCGGTAGAGCTTCTTCTTCTCCTGCGGTGCGCCGCAGTGGTTGCAGAATTTTGAATTGTCGGGAATGGCTTTCCTGCATTTCTTGCATTTCATGTGTTTTCGCTCCTTTCTTTTGAAAAAAGGGCGCAAAAATCCCCTGTGTTTTTTCAGATATGACTTGAAAACACAAGGGGAATGTGGTAGAATTATCTTGCTTGCATAGCTCTACCATGCGCCTTGCGTGTGGTGCCGCTCTGTTCTGTTGGCGCAGGACAGGGCGGTTTTTTATTTCTATAACTCTAGGTAATTGTTACCCTTCGTAGGTAGTTGCTTCAATAAGATTCGTAACATCTTTTTTTGCTTTTACTATCTCATTAAAGAGTAGTCCGGTTGCTAAGGCATCAGCTGATGAACGGTGAGCATCGTTGAAATATATATATACCTCACTGCAAATATCAGTTAGTTTATAACTCTCATACGGTTTACCGTCCCAATCTTTCAAAAATCTTTTACTTAATTCCAGTGTACAGTAAAAAACCTGATTTTCGTGAAACTCGAGACCGCTGACAAAAAGAAATTTCACATCAAAAGACGCATTATGGAAAACAAGGTTACTCTTTCCTAAATACTCTTTTAATGAATCGTGAATCTGAGAAAACGTCGGTGCATCTTTAACCATTTCGTCAGTGATTCCATTGATTGCTGTAGCTTCAGGCGGAATAGGCTTTCTTGGCTTCAGTAAGGTAGTAAAAATTTCTTTAGGTTCAAAATCAACAAACTTAATTGCTGAAATTTCAATAATATCGTTATATCCAGTTTTTAATCCTGTTGTTTCAACATCTACCGCAATGAAATCTTTAAGTTTTTTCATTTTTGTAGATGCGGTAATGTTTCTTGAACTCTCAAACGGAGTAAGAATTGCTTGATTTCTCAACACCTTGGTATCATTTAGTTTGACTTCTGCATGTTTCAAGTTGTGAAGCATACAATCAAATTCCGCATGAAGATAATCACTATGTTTATAAGTCGATGGGCAAGTGCAGTGTTCGGTTGTCAAATATCTAGTAATTACTTCTTCTGCGTTTAACTCGTTCCATTGGATTTCCTTTTTTTCAACCAACGGCGCGGGAGAGGAAGTATTAACAGAATTAGTTGTTACAAGAGCATTGACAGTGTTTGATTCCTTGGAATTGGTTGTTGAGCTGTTAGTTGAGTTGAGAAAAGTTTTACCTACTACTGTTAATATGATTCCGCAGAATGCTATTATTGCACCAATAATAATCCCTGTTCCTTTTAGATTGACAACGGAAAAAACAAAAGTGATTAAACCTGCAATTGTTGCAATGATCCCAATAAAATAAACAACGATTTTGGACATAACTTATTGCTCCTTTTGAGATAGATGTAAAATAGAAAATCCACTTTACAAAATCGAAAATATGTTCTATAATTTATATAGAATCAATTTCGAAAGTGAGGTATTCTGAATGAACAAAGATGAAATAATTGAAAAGATCGAACACATCATACATAACACCGACGACGAAGCGGTGCTGAAAGATATGTTGAATTTAATAAGCAGCGTGTATAAGCATTACACCGCCGGGAAATGGGAGCGCTAGACGCTCCTTATTTTTTTTATGTAATCCTTGAACACCTGCCGCTCGATCGGTGATAACTCCATGTATTTTTCGATGATTTGAATATCCAAATCGTCAAGATTGTATTCTGCTTTTAACAGCTTCATGACGGTGGGGATAACCTCGTTGTACGGTTCGCCCTCGCCGGTTTCAATCCAAACGGGATTAACATTAAACTTTTCGCAGATATCAGCAATTGTACGCTTACTAAATCCGCGCTTGCCGGATTCACACATTGAGATAGTGGAGCGATCGAGGTTCAGTTTTTCTGCAAACTTTGCTTGATTCAGTCCTGCATCTGTTCTTACTTTAATTATACGACTAACCATATCGTTCATATCGGCTCACCTCCTTGTTTTTAGAATACCACAACAATGTTGAAATGTCAACGGTTGGATAAACAAAAATAATATTTTTTCAAAAAAGATGTTGACAAATACAACATAATGGTGTAGAATTACGTTGTAAAGTCAACATAGGAGGTGAAAAAATGCAGGATAAAGAATTCAAAAGCACACTTGCAGAGGTAGTCAAGCTGTTGGAACCGCTCAGCGAGACCGAAAAGCGTCAGGCATTTGCTCTGTTGCAAGGCATGATAATCGGCAAAGAGCTTGCAGAACAGAAAACAGCATAGGAGGTGAGAGGAATGTGGGTCAACATTTAGCTTCATTCATTACACCCCCTTTCCGATACCATTCTATCACCGGAGGGGAGAAAAGACAAGGAGGAAAAACATGAACCAGATAGAACTAAAAGAAATCTTAGAAAAACATAAGAAGTGGCTCAACGATGAAGAAGGCGGAGAACGTGCCGACCTGAGAGGTGCCAACCTGAGCGGTGCCAACCTGAGCGGTGCCAACCTGAGCGTTTCCAACCTGAGAGGTGCCGACCTGAGCCGTGCCAACCTGAGCGGTGCCGACCTGAGAGGTGCCGACCTTGATTTCTCATGCTTGCCGCTATGGTGCGGCAGTTTAAGCGCCTATTTTGATGACAGACAGATCATCCAGATCGTCTACCACGCGGTCAAAGCCGGTTTGCACAGTCCAAATGTAAGTAATGACGTCAAAACAGAATTGTTAAAATTATCCGATTTATCAAATAAATTTCATCGTGTCGAAGAATGCGGCATGATTGAACCGAAGTAGGAGGAGAGGCCACCATGGCAACATTGAAAATCATCGACCGAAAGGACAAGTTTCTTTTGGAGGTAGACGGGTCGAAGATCCCGTATGTGACTACTTACGAGATTATCCGCAAGCCAAGCGGCTCGGTGCTGCTCCACCTAGCACTCGCCATGAGCGACGTAGAGGTCGAGATTGAAAGCGATCAGATTGACTGCGAGGAGGTGAAGAAGGTATGACCATCAAAGAAATGCGCGAGGAGCTGGTTCAAATTTGTAAAAACGTGAGCTCGTTTTCCTGCGAAGGCGAAAAATGTCCGATTAGTTCGGTGTGTTTTTTAACCGTACACGCTCCGGAAAATATGTCCGGCGCCGAGATCAAGCGCGTTTACGCAGCGTATCAAGAACAGAAGGAGGGACACAATGCACCGCACACATTACATACTTAAAGCCCGCGCCAAGAATGAGCGCGGACAGAACCGTGAATACAGCCGGTTCTGCTACGGAGATACCGAGCACGCCCGTGAGGAAGCGCAGAAGTACCGCGACAACCTGATCGTCAACGGCTTTTCAAACGTCCGCGTAGAGATCTGGGAGGTCATCGCGACGGACTACAAAGGAACTATCAGATAGGAGGTATCACTATGGCAAGAGAAAAACCGCATTATCGCGAAACCCTGGACAGGCTCAATGAGATGTTCCCGGGCAAGGAGGTACTTTCCAGGAAGGAGCTGTGTGCTTTCCTGGGACGATCGCCGCGCTTCGTCTACGATCACTGGCGGCAGCACTACAACAAGCAGCTCGGCGGTTACAGCAAGACTAAGATCGCCTCGGAGCTCGTCAGCTAGGAGGGCGCATGGGAACAATCACGATCAAGAACCTGTCGACGCTGACGGACAAGACCGTCGTGTTGATCGTCGCGAACTTTTGGCACAACGCGGTATCGATGGAGTGCCTGAGCGAGCAGCTGCACATCAAGATAACGCGAGACGGCAACACCTTCACGGTCAAAGATACAGATAATTAAAGGAGACATCACAATGCATGACATTGACAGACAAACGATTTTCTCGGGCATCCTGCGCGTGCTGATGCAGGACAGGAAGCTGACCCACTTGGCGTTGAGCAAGGACATCGGAGCAACTGTGACCGCGATTCATAACTATACCTCGGGTCAAGCCTTTCCGGTAGTCAAGACCTTGTGCAAGCTCTCGGATTACTTCGGCGTAACGCCCGATCAGATGCTCGGCTACCGCAAGCTGACCGAGGAACAGCTTCCGCCGTCTGAGCCGCCGAAGGTACGCAGCCGCACAAACTCCGAGCTGGCTGAGCTCTTCCGGAATCAGCTGTCCGAAAACGGAAAGACCTTCGCGGACTATAAGGAGATCATGGCAGAGCTGCAAAGCGCGATAATTAAGAACACAAAAATCTAGGAGGACATCATGAATCAAAAAATCATCATCACCCGCAAGGGCGGGACATTCAGTATCAAGGGCAACGGCGACGCCTACCTCATGGAGCTGGCTAACGGCGCGTTCAAGCGCGGCGAGATGGAGCTGACCTTCTGTCAGAAGCTGAGGAGATTCTTTCACCGGCTGAACAAGCGCGTCGACGCGAAATGCGAGGAGTACAGCAGGATCGCGTTCACGCCCGACGTGACAGCGGAAGAGATCGGCTACATCGGTTTGGAGGAACACATATAAAGAAAAACCGCCTCCGAAGCGGCAACTTCGACGGGCGGATGGGAATACTTATCATTTTCAGTATAGCGGATTTTTCCGCGAATGTCAAGGAGGACAAAATGGAAACCGTAATTAATCTTGGAGAGATAAAGGAAGCAAACGCACCGGAAGTCAAGATCGACGAGCTGACGAGCAAGATAAAGGCGCTGAGTACGTTGAAAGATTCAGGCAACAGAGCCTCGATGATGCTGTATATGGACGGCGATACCAAAAAGGGAGAAATGCACGTCGATTTGCGTCAAGCAAACTCGTGCAATGCTCGCGTCAATAATCAAAAACAGCGCCAAAACGCCAAACGCGACGGCGGCAATGCTGTTAGAATCCGCGCTTGATCTGCTGTGCGAGGCGGGCATGGTCGAAGACGCCCCCGTGATCAGAGACGCGGTCGCAAGTGTCGCAAAGGCAGCGCTTGAGTATATGTGAAGGAGAAGGGAGAAAACGTATGTCAGTAAAAATATCGTCACTGGAGATCGAAAACGTCAAGCGCGTCAAGGCGGTGAGGTTGGAGCCGACGGAGAACGGGCTCACCGTTATCGGCGGGAACAACGGGCAGGGCAAGACCTCGGTGCTCGACGCGATCGCGTGGGCGCTGGGCGGCGACAGATTCGCGCCTTCACTGCCGAAGCGTGAGGGCTCGGTCATAGCGCCGCACCTCACAGTCAAGCTCTCAAACGGGATAATCGTGGAGCGCAAGGGCAAGAACAGTGACCTAAAGGTCATCGACCCAACAGGAAAGAAAAGCGGTCAGACGCTACTCAATTCCTTTGTCAGTGCATTCGCGCTCGACCTTCCGTGCTTCATGAACAGCTCGGACAAGGAAAAGGCGAACACGCTCTTGCAGATAATCGGCGTAGGCGACAGGCTCGCTGAGCTGGAGGACGCCGAGGAGCGCAAATACAACGAACGTCATTTTGTCGGTCAGATCGCCGATCAGAAAAAGAAATACGCCGCCGAGCTGACCGCCTATCCCGACGCGCCGGACGAGCTGATCTCCGCGTCGGAGCTGATCGCGAAGCAGCAGGCAATCCTCGCGAGGAACGGCGAGAATCAGCGTCTGCGCTCGCAGAAGGACGCGCTGGAAGCGAGGGCGAACGAGCTGTCCTCTCAGATATCGCGGCTCAATTCCGAGCTTACCGCCGTTCTTTCTCAGCTCGAAACAGCGCGAAAGACTGTCGTGCAGCTTCACGACGAGAGCACCGCCGAGTTGGAAAAGAGCATCGCAGAGATCGACGAGATCAACCGCAGAGTGCGCGCGAATCTCGACAAGGAAAAGGCGGCTGAGGAGGCTAAGGAGTTCGCGGAGAATTACGCCGCTCTGACCGAGGAGATCGAGGATATCCGCAAGCAGAAATATGATCTACTGCATAATGCCGACCTGCCGCTTGAAGGCTTGTCGGTCAGCAATATGGAGCTGACCTACAACGGGCAGAAATGGGACTGCATGTCCGGCTCGGAGCAGCTGCGCGTCGCCACCGCGATCATTCGCAGGCTCAACCCGCAGTGCGGCTTTGTCCTCATTGACAAGCTCGAGCAGATGGATATCGACACTATGCGCGAGTTCGGAGTCTGGCTTGAACAGGAGGGCTTGCAGGCGATCGCGACGCGTGTTTCCAAGGGCGGCGAATGCAGTATCATCATCGAGGACGGCGCAGTTATGCCGTCGCAACCGACATGGAAGGCAGGTACATTCTGATGAAGATTATCAAAGGCAAGATAGAGTCCGCGCAGAAGGTCGTGATCTATGGTCCCGAGGGTATCGGCAAGAGCACCTTCGCGGCGCAGTTCCCCGAGCCGCTGTTCATTGACACAGAGGGCAGCACAAAAGAAATGGATCTGTCAAGGCTCGAAAAGCCCACATCATGGGCGATGCTGAAAAATCAGATCGCCTTTGTCAAGGCAAATCCGACTGTTTGCAAGACGCTTGTCATCGACACCATCGACTGGGCGGAGCAACTGTGTATCAATGACATCTGCGCCCTTTACGGCAAGAACGGTATCGAGGATTTCGGCTACGGCAACGGCTATGTATACGAAAAGGAGGAGTTCGGGCGGTTCCTCAATCTTCTGGAGGATATCATCGCAGCCGGTATCAACGTAGTCCTCACGGCGCATGCCCAGCTGCGCAAGTTTTCGCAGCCCGACGAATTCGGCGAATACGACCGCTGGGAGTTGAAGCTCGGCAAGAAAACCGGCTCGCAGATATCGCCGCTCGTCAAGGAGTGGGCGGATATGGTGCTGTTCGCCAACTACAAGACCGTCGCCGTACAGGCTGACAAGGAGGGCAACAAATTCAAGGCTCAGGGCGGCGAGCGCGTGATGTATACGGCGCATCACCCGTGCTGGGACGCGAAGAACCGTCACGGCTTGCCTGAGGTGCTGCCCTTCGACTACGCGCAGATCGCGCATGTTTTCCGTAAGAAGCCGACCGCGCCCGCTGAGGACGCTGAGATAGAGAAGCTCGTTGATCAGACGCCGGCTGCGCCGCCTGAGCCTGCCGAAAGGGAAACGCCCCATATCCCCGACGGTATCCCGCCGGCGCTCGCCGATCTGATGCGTCAGAACAACGTCAGCGACGAGGATATCCGACTCGCAGTCAGCCAGCGCGGGTACTACCCGTTCGACACGCCGATAACGAGTTATCCGCCGGACTTTGTCAGCGGGTGTCTGATAGGCGCATGGGAACAGGTGTACGGCATGATCCTCACCAATAATGATTTACCGTTCAAACAATAAAAAAGGAGAATTTTACATGGCAGATTATGAAAGAGAATTGAATTGGGACGACGAAATACAGGACGAAACAGGGAGCTTTGAGCCTCTCCCGGAGGGCGATTACCGCTTCACCGTCAAACAGGTCGAGCGTGCACGCTCACAGGGGAAGGGCAAGCTGCCGCCCTGCAACATGGCGAAGGTCACGCTGACCGTTCACGGAGCGGAATTCGACCGCGAGATCACCGAGAATCTCGTGCTTCACTCCTCGGTCGAGTGGAAGCTCTCGCAGTTCTTCCTGTCGATCGGCTTGAAAAAGCACGGCGAGCCGCTGCGCATGAACTGGACGGGAGCCGTCGGAAGGCAGGGCAACTGTCACGTCACCAAGCGAGAGTATCAGAAGAAGGACGGCGGTACCGGCACGGCGAACGATATCCAGAAGTTCTACGCCTACGACGAGGTGGTCAACGCAGTACAGCCCGTTCAGACGCCGCCGCAGTACGCGCAGAATACCTATCAGCAGTCATCCGCACCTGCCGCGGGAAGCTGGACTCAGGGCAGGTTCTGATGGAGCTGAGACCCTATCAGCAGGAGGCGAAAAAGCGCGTATTCGCTGAATGGGAGAGCGGCAGTGCCAAGACGCTGCTCGTTCTCCCGACCGGCTGCGGCAAGACGATAGTCTTTGCCAAGATCACCGAGGACTGCGTGAGAATGGGCGGCAGGGTGCTCATTCTCGCGCACCGCGGAGAGCTGCTCGAACAGGCGGCGGACAAGCTGTTCAAGACCACAGGCTTGATGTGCGCGCTTGAAAAGGCGGAAAGCTCCTGTCTCGGGCAGTGGTTCCGCGTTGTCGTCGGCTCGGTGCAGACGCTCATGCGCGAAAAGCGGCTCGCGCGTTTCAGCGAGGACTACTTCGATTACATAATCATCGACGAGGCACATCACGTCCTTTCGGAGAGCTATCAGAGAATAATCAAGCACTTTTCCGCAGCCAAGGTGCTCGGCGTCACCGCTACGCCCGACCGCGGCGATATGAAGAATCTCGGACAGGTCTTTGACAGCCTCGCCTACGAATACCCGCTTGCCAAGGCGATAAAGGACGGCTGGCTCTGCCCGATCAAGGCGGTCACGATACCGCTGACGCTCGACCTCAGCGGCGTTTCGACGCAGGCGGGCGACTACAAGGCGAGCGACATCGGCAACGCGCTCGAGCCGTATCTTTATCAAATCGCCGACGAAATGCTCAATTACTGCAAGGGCAGAAAGACAGTGGTGTTCCTGCCGCTCGTTTCCACCTCGCAGAAGTTCCGCGATATCCTCAACAAGCGCGGCTTTCGCGCCGCTGAGGTCAACGGCAACAGCGCCGACCGCGCCGAGGTCCTTGCGGACTTCGACAAGGGCAGATACAACGTCCTGTGCAACTCCATGTTGCTGACCGAGGGCTGGGACTGCCCGTCTGTAGATTGCGTCATCGTGCTCAGACCCACCAAGGTGCGCGGCTTGTACTGTCAGATGGTCGGACGCGGCACGCGGCTTTGCGAGGGCAAGACGGAGCTTTTGCTGCTGGACTTCCTCTGGCACACCGAGCGCCATGAGCTGTGCCGACCGGCGCACCTGATCTGTGAGAATCCCGAGGTCGCGGAGAAAATGACGAAAAATCTCGCCGAACAGGCAGGCTGCCCGATCGACATCGAGGAAGCGGAGCAGACGGCTTCAAAGGACGTTATCGCCGAACGCGAGGAAGCCCTCGCCAAGCAGTTAAACGAGATGAAAAGCCGCAAGCGTAAGCTCGTCGATCCGCTTCAATTCGAAATGTCCATACAAGCCGAGGACTTGGCAGGCTATGTGCCCGCGTTTGGCTGGGAGATGTCGCCGCCTACCTCCAAGCAGCTGAGCGCCCTCGAAAAGCTGGGTATCTGTCCCGACGAGATCGAGTGCGCGGGCAAGGCAAGCCTGATCCTCGACAAGCTGAGCAAGCGCAGAGAGGCGGGCTTGACTACGCCGAAGCAGATAAGATTTTTGGAAAACAAGGGGTTCCGTCACGTCGGCGAATGGCAGTTCGACACCGCTAAACGGCTGATCGACCGCATAGCCGCCAACGGCTGGCGCGTCCCCTTTGATATCGACCCGTACACCTTCACGGAAGGAGCGATCGCTTGAACGATTTCAAAACCATTTTGAACTACATACCGCCCGCAGAGCTCGATTATCAGGAATGGATAAACGTCGGTATGGCGCTCAAAGCCGAGGGTGTTGACTGCTCCGTCTGGGACGAATGGAGCCGCGCCGACCGGCGTTATCATGCAGGCGAATGCGCAAGGAAATGGGAGACCTTCAACGGCGCCGCCTCTCCCGTCACAGGCGGGACGCTCGTTCAGATGGCGAGAGAGCGCGGTATGAAAGTCTTCTCCTCGCGCGCGCTTGACTGGGACGACGAGATCAGCTTTGAGGGCGGCGAAATGCTCGGCACCGGTGAGGGCGAACAGCTGCGCGAGCCGTCGGAATGGGATCCCGTCCGCGAGATCACCGTCTACCTTCAAACGCTGTTTGACAGCAGCGATCATGTCGGTTATGTCACCGAGACGTGGGAAAAAACCGAGGACGGCAAGACCAAATATCTCCCGACAAAAGGCTCCTGTGACCGCACCGCCGGTGAGCTGATCGCCCTGCTTGACCGCTGCGGCGGCGATATAGGCGCGGTGTTCGGCGATTATGACCGGCGGGCAGGCGCATGGGTGCGCATCAATCCGCTTGACGGCAAAGGCGTCAAAAACGAGAATGTCACCGCGTTCCGTTACGCGCTTGTCGAGTCCGACTGCATGCCGCCAGAGCAGCAGAACGCTCTTATCAGGGAACTGGAGCTGCCTGTCGCGGCGCTGGTCTACAGCGGCGGCAAGTCCGTTCACGCGATCGTCCGCATCGACGCCGACAGCTATGACGAATACAGGAAGCGCGTTGATTATCTCTATAATATCTGCCGCAAGAACGGCTTGGAAATCGACCGCCAGAACCGCAATCCGTCGCGGCTGAGCCGTCTGCCGGGCGTGCTGCGCGGTGACAAAAAGCAGTATCTGATCGATACAAATATCGGCAAGCGCGACTTTGCCGAATGGCGCGACTGGATTGAGAGCATGAATGACGATCTGCCTGATTTCGAGAACCTTTCCGAGTTCTTCGAGGATCCGCCGCCGTTGGCTCCTCCGCTGATCGACGGCGTGCTCCGTCAAGGTCACAAGATGCTCGTCGCGGGACCCAGCAAGGCGGGCAAGTCCTTCGCGCTGATCGAGCTTGCTATCGCGATCGCCGAGGGGGCGACATGGTTCGGCTTCAAGTGCTCACAGGGCAAGGTGCTCTACGTCAATTTAGAGCTTGACGACGCGAGCTGCAAGCGGCGCCTGATCGATGTATACAGGGCGATGAAGATCGCGCCGCGCAGCATCGACAATATCGATATGTGGAACCTTCGCGGCTTTTCCGTGCCGATGGACAGGCTCGCGCCTATGCTGATACGCCGCGCCGTAAAGAAGGGCTATATCGCGGTCATCATCGACCCGATCTACAAGGTGCTCACAGGCGACGAGAACAGCGCCGAGCAGATGGCGCGATTCTGCAATCAGTTCGACAAGGTGTGCAATGAGCTGGGCTGTTCGGTGATCTACTGTCACCATCATTCCAAGGGCAGTCAGGGCGGCAAGCGCAGCATGGACAGAGCGTCCGGCTCCGGCGTATTCGCCCGCGACCCCGACGCTCTCCTCGACCTCACGGAGCTGGAGGTCACCGAGAACCTCTTTATCCAGCAGGAGAACGCCGAGATATGCCGCGTCGCCGAAAACTGGATATCCCGCTTTCACCCGATCGACAGCGTGTGCTCTCAGGACGACCTGTGCAGCGCCGTGCAGATGATCGAGATCGCTCGTAAAACGCTCCCTGAGCGCACCTTCCTGCTCATGATGAACGAGGTCGCCGAAGCGAAAAAAGCCGTCAGAAAGCGCCGTGCTTGGCGCATAGAGGGTACGCTCAGAGAGTTCCCGCGTCCCGACCCGATCGACCTCTGGTTTGATTACCCGATCCACCTGACCGACGAGATCGGCGTGCTGAAGGACTGCGATCTCGACGGAGAACGCAACTCCAAAAACTCGCCCTACTCCAAGAATTTCGGCAGGCAAAGGAGCAAGGAGGAGAAGAAGGAGAGCCGTATGGAGGCGCTCGAAACCGCGTTCAGCGCCGTCGAGGAGAACGGCAAGGCGGAGATAAAGGACCTCGCGGAGTATCTTGATGTAAGCGATAAGACCGTCAGAAATCACATCAAGGAGCATGGTGGTTTCTGGATCAACGGCGGTTTGGTTGCGATAGAAGGAAAAGAAAAAATCGATTAATTTTCCCTTTTTTCCTAGAGAAAAAACCGAATGAAAATACTTTCCCTCGGGAAGAAAAACTCGAATATTTATCGAAATTTTCCGAGGGAAGAAAATCTATATTATTATAAATAATATATTTTTGTGCCTAACGGCGGCACAAAAAATATGTTTTACAATAATTCCGCGCGAGAGGAGCAAGCAAGTGACAACTCAATTCTTTTTACCCATGGACCCGCCGACGGCGACAGCTCAGATGCACAAGGTCACTATCGTCAACGGCAGACCCGCCCTGTACGACCCGCCCGAGGTCAAGGACGCGAAAAACAAGCTCGCGGCGCACCTGTCAAAGCATGTGCCGCCGCAGCCATCTGACTCGGCAATCAGGCTGATCGTCAAGTGGTGCTTTCCGCTGAGCGGCAGTCACCGCGACGGCGATTGGCGCACCTCGAAGCCCGATACCGACAACCTGCAGAAGCTGCTCAAGGACGTGATGACGTCTCTCGGCTACTGGAAGGACGACGCGCTGGTCTGCTCCGAAATCTGCGAGAAGTTCTGGGCAGCGACGCCGGGTATCTTTATCTGCATCAAGGAGCTTGAAGAAAATGGATATTCAGCGAGTGAAATTTAATCTCGGCAGACAGGTGACGTTCCGCGGCGCGCCCTACACCCTCACCGCCTGTATCATGCGGCAGGGCGAGCAAGGCTTTTACTTCCAAGCCGAGCTAAAGGACAGCGCCGCCGAAAGCGCAATAGTCATTGCCGACCTGAAAGAAGTGGAGGAATCATCATGATCGGATTTTTCATAGGCGTAATTCTCGGCGGCGCACTCGGCGTCGCAGTAATGGCATTCTTGAGATCGGGCGGTGACGGGGAGTGAGCGTTTTGATCAAGGGGATAAACTTGCCGGAAACCTGTATTGATTGTCCTTGTTGTCATGATTTGAGCTCTTACAATCAGGAATATTATCTTTGCTCTGCGGCAGAGCACGCGCCTGATGTAACGGAAATCAGAAAAACCGGCAGACTGCATAATTGCCCAATCGTTGAAGTTCCCACGCCGCACGGCAGGCTGATTGACGCGGATAAGCTATTAGAATCATTTAGAGAAGCGATTGACGAAGATAACCATTTTGTAAATTTCTTTTCATTAGTCGATGATGCTCCCACAATCATCGAAGCGGAGGTGAGCAAGTAATGGCAGATTATTCAGATTACAAAGAATGCACAGATTGTGTACATTACGAACTTTGCTTGCATCAAGAGAAATTTTTGATTGAACATAATCGAAAAGATTTAATACGGAGATACGGATTTGGTTTATGTGAACCAGAAAATTGTTGCCATTTTCAAGACCGCTCCCGTTTCGTGGAGCCGCCATGCAGAGTTGGCGATAAGGTTTATTTTAATAATGTTCATTTAAGATATGCTCGTGTGATAGCAATATATATTGACGCGTCAGGCGGTATGTTTGACCTTGATATCACTACAAATATCGCAACAGCCACAGGATATGAACATTTTATAAATAAAGACTATACGTTTGAAGATATAGGCAAGCGATTATTTCTCACCCGCGAAGAAGCCGAGCAAGCCTTGAAGGAGCGTGAAACATGAAGCCTACATACATCTTTCCGATCGTGATGATTGTTATGGATGTCGGCGCGGCCGTGATGTGTGTCGCTGCCAAGGACTACAAGAAAGCGGTGTACTGGATCGCCGCGGCGGTTCTTAACGCCTGTGTAACATTTTGAAAGGGGAGTGGAAGTCATGACAGAAAAACTAAAACCGTGTCCGTTTTGCGGTTCAAAATCAGTGTCTAAGAAAACGGG